GCGGTGATCAGGGTGCCAGGCGGCGCGCTACGCGCCGTGTGCCGGTCTGCGACGGGGCGATGCGATCCGCTCGACCTGCAGCCCGAGGACACCGATGTCCTGCAGGTGGACTTCGTCCGCCTGCGGCGGGCGCTGGCCGCGGCGTTCGAAGTCCAGATGGCCGCCGCGCCTCCGACGTCCAGCCGTGTCGCCCAGCTGGGTGAGCATGCCATCGCCGCTGGCGTCGCCGCCCCGGTGATGCTCCTCGTGCCCGGTCCGATGGGTAGCATCCAGTTCGACGAGCTTCGCGAAGGCGGGCTCAGTAGCGAGCGCGCGGTCCTGCTGGTGCCGACCGCGGCATCTCTGCCGACGTCGCTGCGCACCCGCCTGTCAGAGCAGGGACACCAAGTGCTGTCGCTCAGCGACATCATTCTCGTTGAGCACGGCGGCGGGCTGCGGCTTGCCCAGCCTGTTGATGTCCTGCTCCACGATGTGCGTGCGGCGCTCGAGGCCCGCCTCGGAGCTGCGCCGGCCGGTCCGCGCGTCGCCCTTCCGCCGGGAACGACCTGGGCACAGGTGACGCTGCGCTGCACCAGCACCGAGACCGTCATCTGCACGGCCCACGGTGTCTCACGACAGATGGATCCAGGCGACTTCGACATGCGCAGCGCCAAGAACGCGAAGGCAACCGCGGCCTGGACCTTCTTCCTGTTGCTGTCGATGAACGGCGGCGTCCTCAACATCGACGGCCGCACCATCCCGCCGAGGGTGCGGAAACAGAAAGAGGCCCTCTCTCGACACCTGCAGGAGACCTTCGGCATCGCGTCGGATCCCATCGTTTGGGACATGACCCAGCATGCCTATGTCGCGGCTTTCGTCGCCCGTGACGAACGCCCCAAGCAGGAACGTGAGCGCTGGTTGCGAGACCTCGCTGAACGACGACGCCGGTGAATTTTCACCAGCCGGCCTCCCGCCATCTGCACTTTTTTCTCCGCTAAGGGCGCCAAGAATCCCCTGGGCTTCTCCGCGGGAGCCCGATACCAGCCCGCGCGGACATCGCCTCCCTGGTGAATTTTCGCCGGTCGCCATCGATCGGGCCGCGAGCCCGTCCTCGATCGACGGCGCACTCTCATGGAGCAGACCACCCGAGACGGGGCGCTTGCCCCCCGCACCCTCAAGCACATCCGCAGCACAGCGAAGCGTCTCGCCCGCAGCGGCCGGATCCGCGGCATGGATGCCGAGGACATCGCACAGGACCTGTTCCTGGATCTCTGGCGCCGGCGCGCTGCCTTCGATCCAACCCGCGCGAGCTTCGCGACCTTCGCGGACCGCGTCATCTCCCATCGCGTTGCCTCGCTGCTTTGCTCCACGGCACGCCTGCGCGCGGAGCGCCAGCACATCAGCCTCGATGAAGGCGACGATAGCGGCGACCGCACGATGCTCGCGGAAAGCCTCCCCAATCCGCACGCTGTCTCGGAAGCTGAACAGGCGCTCGCCCTCGACGTCAGGCGGTTCCTCGAAAGCCTCCCTCTGGTGCTGAGGCGCTGCTGCGATCTGCTACTGACGCCGAACCTTCGCGCTGCATCGGCCGAGGCGGGCCTACACCGCTCTTCCGTGTACGAGAACGCGCGCCGGCTGCGAAAGCTCGCCGAGCGTGCGGGGCTGCAGGACTACTTGGCTCCACCCCGACACTTCGGCGATCGCGGCGGTAGGTGTCCGACATGAGCAAGCACCACGCCTCGCTCGGCCGGCAACGCGGTCCGGCCGCGCACCATCTGAACCAGCACGATCTCGCAAACCGCTGGCGCATGTCGGTCCGGACCCTCGAGCGCTGGCGGTCGCAGCGGCAGGGTCCGCCCTTCCTGAGGCTTGGCGGACGGATCGTTTACGCGTTGTCGGACATCGAGGCCTTCGAGCAGGCCCAACGCCAGGAGACATCCGCCGCCTGACCGCACCCGGCTTCTCTGCCGGGTCTTCCTGGGAATGCAAAACCGCCGCGAGGCGGAAACACCAGGACGGTCAGCTCCGCCGCGTCGGGGCCCGGCAGTTCCCTCTTCGACGAAACGAGAGCGAGACGACACAGGTGTCACGCTCATGTTTAGGACCACCACTCCCCTGCAGCGGCTGCGCGAGAGCTACGCAATGGCGTCGCTGCCTGACACCATCCGTACCGGTGAGCTCGGCGAGTTCGGTGAGCCGATCGGCAAGCCGCTCAGCATCGCTACGGTCGATGACATCTCGTTCGCGCTCCTGCGCATCAACGAGGAGATCGACGCCCACCTGTCGCGGGCGAACGCGCTGCGCCATCTGCACGATCGCGCGCGTTGCGCCGGCGCTACAGGTGCGGAGAACGCCGTCGAGGCAGCCCTCCGGTTCGAGGAGCGCCGTAAGTGAGCGCGCCCTTCGCCCCCGCGCAGCCGGGTCGGCTGCGGATCATCGGTGCCGACGAGCGGCTCGCAGAGCGCCGCGGCATCAAGGGCGTCCTCGCTGGCCCTTCCGGCATCGGAAAGACCAGTCAGCTCTGGTCGCTTCCCCCCAGCGCGACTCTCTTCGTGAACCTCGAGGCAGGAGAGCTCGCGGTGGCTGGCTGGCCAGGCGACGAGGTCCGCGTGCGCGATTGGGATCTCGCCCGCGATATCGCGTGCTGGATCGGCGGGCCGAACCCCGCGATGCGTGACGAGCAGCCCTACAGCGCCGCACACTACGCGCGCGTCTGTGAGGCGTTCGGCAGCCCCACGCAGCTTGCCAAGTACGGAACGATCTTCGTCGACAGCATCACGGTCGCGTCCCGCCTCTGCCTTCAGTGGTGCAAGGGGCAGCCGCAGGCTGTCTCGGATCGTAGCGGCAAGCCTGATCTGCGCGGAGCCTATGGGCTGCTCGGGCAGGAGATGATCGCCTGGGTGACGCATCTCCAGCACGTGCCGGACAAGAACGTCTGGCTGGTCGGGATCCTCGACAAGAAGCTCGATGACTTCAATCGACCATTCTTCGCGCTTCAGGTCGAAGGCACCAAGACTGGGCTCGAGCTTCCCGGCGTGGTCGACGAGCTCATCACGCTCGCGGAACTTCGCACCGAGAAGGGCGAGCCCTATCGGGCCTTCGTCTGCACGACGCTGAACCCGTTCGGCTATCCGGCGAAGGATCGCAGCGGCCGCCTCGCGACGATCGAGGAGCCGCATCTCGGCCGGCTGATGGAGAAGATCCGCAGGCCTCTGACCGCGGCACCGACGGCACAGTTCCAGGTCGCGCTGCCTGCAGCCGAGCCCGCGGTCCCCACCAACACCACGACGACGACGCAGGAGGCCTGAGCCATGTCCGGGAGCTATACGCACGACTTCAACGGTGCAGAGGCGCAGCAGGACAGCTTCGAGCTGATCCCGAACGGGACGCTGGTGAAGGTTCGCCTCGCCATCCGGCCTGGCGGTGTCGGGCCCGAGGGCTGGATCACACAAAGCCGCACCAGCGATGCGCAGTACCTCAACACCGAGGCGGTGATCGTCGAGGGCCCGCATGCGCGTCGTCGCATCTATACGCGCATCGGCCTCCGCGGGAAGGGCGCGCAGGGGGCAGACGACACCTACGGTAATCGCGGCCGCGCGCTGATCAGGGGCATCCTTGAGAGCGCTCGTGCGATCGCCTCGAAGGACACCTCCGACCGCGCCCGCGGCGCGCGGGTGATCCGAGGCTTTGGTGACCTGAACGGGATGGAGTTCATCGCCCGCATCGGCGTCGAGAAGGACAAGACCGACACGCGCGACGAAGGCCGCAACGTCATTGCCGCTGCCATCGGTCCCGAGCACGCTGACTACGCTCGGCTGATGGGCGCGGCGCCGGCGCAGCCGATGCTGCCGGGGTCCGCGATGCCCACCGCCAGCGGTGAGGCACCGCCGTGGGCTTCGGCACAGTCGGGACAGCCGCCCGCCGCGGCGGGCAACGCGCCCTTCTGGGCGCGCTGAGCGGGAGGCGGACCGATGATCCCGCGCGACTACCAGCGGGCGGCCGTCGACGCCGCCCGCGCCCAGACCGCAGCGCACGGCAACACGCTCGTCGCGCTGCCGGTCGGTGCCGGCAAGACAGCCGTCGCCGGCTTCTTCATCGGCGAGGAGGCAGCGGCGCAGCCCGCCTCCCACTTCCTGGTGCTGCAGCACACGGACGAGCTGATCGAGCAGAACCGTTCGACGATCGGTCGCGTTGCAGGGCTCTCCGCATCAGTGGTGAAGGCCGAACGTGACGACTGGTCGGGCCAGGTCGTGTTCGGCAGCGTGCAGACGCTGGCGCGTAGCGCACGCCGCGCCCGGATGGGAGCGATCTCGCATCTGGTGATCGATGAGTGCCACCGGGCCGCCGCGGAAAGCTACCAGGCGATCATCGCCGATGCGCGTGCTCGCAATCCGAACCTGAAGCTGCTCGGCCTCTCGGCGACGCCCGAGCGCGGTGACGGTCGCAGCCTTCGCAAGACCTTCTCGAACATCGCGTTCCACCTGCCGATCTCGGCCCTGATCAGCCAGGGCATCCTCGTGCCGCCGCGGACGTTCACCATCGATGTGGGAATCTCCGACGACCTCGATCGCGTGGGCGCGACCGGCGGTGACTTCGACATGGACGCTGCCGCGAAGGTCCTGAACCGGGCTGTGGTGAACGAGGCGGTGGTCGAACACTGGCGCGAGCGCGCGTCGGATCGCCGCACCATCGCCTTCTGTGCCACTGTCGCCCATGCCGAGGCCGTTGCCGACGCCTTCCGGACTGCAGGGATCACAGCCGAGACGGTGACAGGCGAGATGCCGTCGAAGGAGCGCGCGGCACTGCTTGCGCGCTTCGATCGCGGCGAGGTGCAGGTCATCACGAACTGCATGGTGTTGACCGAGGGCTTCGACAGCCAGCCGGTCGGCTGCATCGTCGTGCTCCGCCCGATGCTCCATCGTGGCACTTTCGTGCAGGCGATCGGGCGCGGCCTGCGCAAGGTGGATCCCGAGCGGTTCCCCGGGGTGGTGAAGACAGACTGCGTCGTCCTCGACTTCGCCGGGGCCGCACTGCGGCACGGGTCGATCGAGCACGACGGCACGCTGCCCGAGGAGGAAGACGAGGAGGCAGGGAAGCGCGCCTACAAGATCTGTCCAGCCTGCGATACCGAAGTGCCGATTGGCACCTTGGCCTGCCCCTTCTGCGGCCACGTGTGGCAGCGGAGGATCCGGGACAAGCGCCCGCTCCAATGCTTCGACCTGACTGAGATCGATCTCCTCGATCGCTCGCCCTTCCGCTGGTGGGACATGCATGGCGACGGACACGCCATGATCGCCTCCGGCTTCGACGCGTGGGCAGGTGTGTTCTTCGATGGCGAGCATTGGCACGCCGTCGGGAAGGTGAAGCAGGGGCGGCTGCGCCATCTCAGCGTGGGTGAGCGCGCGCAGGTGCTCGCGGGCGCGGACGATTTCCTGCGCCAGGCCGAGACTGGCGCCGCTGCCACGAAGAGCCGGCTGTGGCTGAACCATCCCGCCAGCGCGCGGCAGCGGGAGTTGCTGGCGAAGGCGAGCGATGCAGATCCGACGCTGGACTTCGGCCTGTCGAAGTACGCGGCGAACTGCCGGCTCAACTTCCTTTGGCATCGGCATCAGATCGTGGCCGCGATCTTCCCTGGCGGCATGGGGAGGGCGGCATGACGGTCGCGCTCGATCATGCCCCTCGCGCCCGCGCCGCTATCGCTCTGCGCCGTCTGTCGGCGACGGGCCCGTGGCTTTGGCTGGTTCGACCCGACATCGCGGAAGCTGCCGCGATCCTCGGCCTCGTTCTGCTCCATCACCTGCCAGGGATTCTGGTCAGCCTTGAGGCAGCGCGCGGCCATGGTTGACCTCACCGAACAGGAGCGCGCCGCCATGGGCATGGCGATGCGGGCCATGGCTGAAGTCATGCGCGAGATCGGCTGGAGCACTCCGCTGAACGCGCTCTCGGAACACCAGGTGCTGACACTCGCTGAGGTCGCAGTTGGTGCGTTCCAGGATGCGATGCGGGCCACCGCCACGACACCCTCAGACGAGGTGCCGTTCTGATGACGGCCTCCCCCCTCGACTTCAACCATCGCCCGAAGCCGCCCACACCAGCGGAGGCGATCAACACGCTGATCGATGCAGCCTTGGTGGCCGACAACGGAACGCGGCCGCGGCGGGAGTACCTCGGCGGATCGCGGCTCGGTGATCCCTGTGCCCGTCGCCTGCAATACGAGTTCCTCGATATCCCGCGAGATCCCGAGACGGGGTTCTCTGGCCAGACGCTCCGCATCTTCGCGGTGGGTCATGTCTTCGAGGATCTGGCGATCGGCTGGTTGCGGCGCGCGGGCTTCGATGTGCGCACGCGCAGTCGCGCCGGCGAGCAGTTTGGCTTCTCGGTCGCCGGTGGCCGCGTCCAGGGACACATCGACGGTCTGGTTGTAGCGGCCCCTGCATCGATGCACGGCATCATGACCGTGCCGGCATTATGGGAGTGCAAGTCGGCGAACGCACGGAACTGGAAAGAGGTCGTCCGGCGCGGCGTCGCCGCAGCGAAGCCGATCTATGCGGCGCAGATCGCCCTGTACCAGGCGTACATGGGCCTGACCGACGCGCCAGCCCTGTTCACGGCCGTGAACAAGGACAC